AGATACAGATGCCCCAGGTTTAGCACTGCGTACAGAGTTTGTTCGTAGGCTTGGTGCTGAAGCTTGTTTTCTTGTAGATTTTGAAGACTGCAAAGATGCTAATGAATACTTAATAAAGTATGGCAAAGAAAAACTTAACAAAGCAATCGACAAAGCAAAAGCCTATCCTTTGGAAAATGTTACAACATTTAAAGACATCGAAGGAGACGTTAAAGACTTTGTTAAAAACGGATTTAAACCAGGATACCAAGTCGGTCTATCAAACTTTGATCAGATTTTTTCGACTTATACCGGACAGTTTATTACTGTTACTGGCATACCTTCTTCTGGCAAGTCTGACTTTGTTGACCAGATGTGTGTAGGTTATAATAAAAACTATGGCTGGAAAACAGGTTTTGCATCACCAGAAAATACTCCAAACTATTTACACGCGCATAAGTTAATGCGTAAAGTATGGGGCAACATGCCTAATGTAGATGATATTGACACAGATAAATGGAACGACGTAGCTCAACATGTTAATGATAATTTCTTTTTTATTGATATGGACAAGTACAGTCTTGAATCTGTATTACGCAAAGGAGCAGAGCTTGTTAAACGTAAAGGTATTAAATGCTTAGTCATTGATCCTTTTAATAAAGTTAGAGATAAAAACGCTAGCTCGTTAGATGTTAATACATATACTATGGAATATCTAACTAAAATAGAAAACTTTGCCAAAAAATTTGATGTGCTTGTATTTATTGTAGCGCATCCAACTAAAATGTATAAAGATAAAGATGGACAAATTGAAGAACCAAATATGTACAACATTAA